AAGTTATGAAAAGAATTAAGAATATCTTTAAGATTAAAAAAGAGACAGCAAGTGCTACTCCTAAGATGGAGAAGGCTATGTTGCCTAAATTGGAGAAGAGGAAGAAATGAGCAGACCTACGCTTGCACAGAGTTCACAGCCTAATAATGTCTATACGACTTTGGCAGATGTGAGAAATGCACTGCAGATTGAAGACAGCCTGGATGATAATGATATCCAAGCAGCCATTCTTGCTGCAAGCCGTATGATTGATGAGTACTGCCAGAGATCTTTCTATCAAGAAGGTACATTAGCAGCACCTGTAACTAAATATTACACACCTCTAAGTCCGTGGTATTTAGAGATTGATGATCTTATTGAACCAACAGAAGTAAGATCAAGAGCAAATCAGTCTGGTCCATTTACACAAGTATGGAACCTAGATACAGATCTTATGTATGAGCCTGTTAACAATCCAGAGATTGGTCAGCCAGTAACCAGACTATTAGCAATTCAGACATATGTATTTCCTTACTTCTTTCCTCAAACAGTTAAGATAACTGGAGTTTGGGGTTGGAAAGAAATACCTTACGAAGTAGAATTAGCCTGTAAGATTCAGGCATCAAGATTATTTGTTAGAAAGCAATCTCCATTTGGTATTGCAGGATCTGTAGAACTAGGAACAGTTCGTTTGAACTCTCGCCTTGATCCAGATGTTGAGATGCTTCTAAAGACATACCGTAGAAACTTTGGATTGGCATACTAATGGCTATTTCCAATATTAATGGTGTGAGAGATGCACTCAAAGCAAATCTGCAAACAATAACAAACTTGAGAGTCTATGATTTGATTCCAGATGTTGTTGTTCCACCATGTGCCGTAGTTGGGCAATTAGATTTCACATTTGATATTGATAATGCTCGTGGTTTAGACCAAGCATCTGTTGATGTTTATGTGATTGTACAAAGAATATCAGAAAGAAGTGGACAAGACAAACTTGATTTGTTATTGGCTGGAAGTGGTAATGGTTCAATCAAAACTGCTTTAGAGTCAGACAGATCTTTAGGTGGCCTTGTTGATACACTCAGAGTTATAAGTGCAGAAAGTGGTACATATACATCTGGTGAGCAATCTTTCTTATCATATCGCTATAACCTCACTATTTGGGGCTAAGGAGAAGCAATGGAATATACAGTAATCTCAAACAAGAAAGTTTGCGGTAAGGTAAAAGATGAAAAACTTACCAAAGATGATATACTAGAGGCAGGAAGCAATGTTGAATTTCTTCTTGCAGCAGGTCATATCGTATCCGCAAATGCAGTAAAATCAACACCAGCAGTACCACAAGTAACACAGCAGGAGCCAAAAGTTCCTGTTTTTAACTCAGTAAATAACGAACAAGGAGACAAATAACCATGGCAAGATTAGTATTAACGAATGTTGAAGTGACAATTAACGGAGTAGATCTATCAGACCGTATTGCATCAATATCTCTTGGAAGCACATATGATGTTCTTGAGACAACTGCGTTTGCAGGAACAACAGGAGCAGTAGGAAATGTTCCACTAGCAGCAAAAACTCGCACAGCAGGACTTGTTGATAACTCAGTAACATTTGAGTTCCACCAGGACTTCGCAGCAGGTGAAGTAGAAGCAACAATTTACCCACTACTAGGTACAACAGTACCAGTTTTTGTACAGCCAGTAGCAGCAGCAAATGTTTCTGCTGACAATCCTTCATACAGTTTCCAGGCCGTAATTTCAGAGTGGACTCCACTTAACGGAGCAGTAGGCGAACTAGCAACTGCATCAGTTACATGGCCAATCTCTGGTCCAATTACAAAGGCAGTATAATAACAAATGGCCAAAGTAGTATTAACTAATGCGAATGTAACATTCCAAGCACTTAACTTTGCTGTTACACCACCAGTTCCAGTTGGCTCTGTGTATGATTTTAGTGATCATATCAGCAGCATAACTCTGGGTACTGTGCATGAAGTTATTGATACTACAGAAGTTGGCCAAGTGTACAAAAGAGTGATTGCGGGTCTTGGTACTAACACAGTTAATTTTGAGTTTTACCAAGACTTCGCATCAAACTCTGTAGAAGACATTATTTATGATTGGATAGGAGCAAGAGTCCTTTGTACTGTTAAGCCTGTAATGGGTGCAGCAACTACAAGCAATCCTCAATATCAATTCCAAGTTTTAATTAATGAATGGACTCCGCTAAATGCTGGAGTTGGACAAATATCCACAATCAATGTTAATTGGCCAATTAATGGACCAATTACAAAAACAACATCCTAGAAAAGGGGAATCAAAATGGACGGACTAAGAATCAAAGTAAAAACATCAGATGGACAAGAAGGCACATATGCACTTCGTCCAAAGACTCTGGTTGCATTTGAAAATAAGTATAACAAGGGCTTTGCTAAACTACTTAGCGAAGACCAGAAGATGGAACATATCTACTTCCTTGCATGGTCAGCCATGAAAGACGGTGGACGGACTGTAAAGCCTTTTGGTGAAGCATTCCTAGACACACTGGAAAGCGTGGAACTAGATTCAGACCCAAATTCAGAATCCACAGAGACAGCCTAACCTATACGGTAGCAATGATCTCTGTGGAGACAGGAATATCTCCACTAGACTTGCTTGATGCACCTGATGGTGTACTTGAAGCAATAGTTATTTATCTCAAAGAACGAGCAAAGGATGCGGGTAGGCAATGAGTGAGAAGGCAATAGTGTTAACTGGTGTAAAAGAAACACAGCAAGCACTAGAGAAGTTTGACAAAGATGCAGTTAAAGCATTTACTAAATTAGTTAATAAAGAATTAGGTAATGCTAAAAAAGAAGCACAAGGTTTTGTCAAATCTGAACCACCACTTAGTGGATGGAACACTCAGCCTGCCCGTAAGCCTCGTTCTCGTGGTGGTGCAGGATGGCCTGCATGGGATCAAAGCATTGTTAAGGCAGGAATTTCTGTTAGCAAGGCTGAAAGAAAAGTTCGTAGAGACTACACAACATCTGCAGGTGCATTAAAGAATAGATCTGCAGCAGGTGTGATTTATGAATTGGCTGGTAGAGAGAATAAGACTTCTGGAAAGAATGGCTTTATCAGCAATCTAGAAAATAAAGTTGGTAATGCATCTCGTTTAATTTGGAGATCTGTAGATAAAAACAAAGCACAAATTGAAAAAAATGTCTCAGATGCCTTAGATGATTTAAAGTTAAAATTACAAAAGAATTTAGAAAAGGAGCGTGGCTAATATGGCAGTAGGTGCAGTAATTGCCAGAATCCTTACTCAATATTCTGATAAAGGATCTAAGCAGGCTCAAAAAGATTTAGTTAAACTTGGTAAAAAGTTTGATGACTTTGGCAAAAAAGCAGCAAAGTCCTTTGGTGTAGCAATAACAGCAACTGCTGCTCTCTCAGTTAAAATTGGCACTGAGGCAGTTCAAGCAGCAATTGATGATGCAAAGTCTCAGGCTGTTCTTGCAAATGCATTGAGGGCTACTGGTAATGCCAGTGGAGAACTAACTGCTGCATCAGAAGCATATATAGAAGCAACAATGTTCCGTGTAAATGTTGCAGACGAACAACTTAGAGCATCTTTGGCACAACTTATTCTTTCTACTCAAGATTTAGGCAAAGCAGAAAGATTACAGACAATTGCATTAGATGTTGCAGCAGCAAGCGGAAGAGATTTAGCAGCAACAACGATTGCAATTACAAGAGCAAATGAAGGCAATGTCCAGGCACTAAAGAGATTGTCTCCAGAACTATCTGGGCTTATTAGTCAAGGTATGAAGGCTGAAGATGTATTCCTACTTCTAGAGGCTGCTTATGGTGGAACTGCAGAAGCACTTGCTGACCTTGATCCACTAACAAAACTAAGATTACAATATGGTGAAGTACTTGAAACACTTGGCACAGAACTTTTGCCAGTAGTTAAAGAGTTTGCTACTATTATTGAAACAGATGTTCTTCCAGCAATTGATGCATGGATAGGTGCAAACGGTGGAGAATTAAGAGAAGGAATAAGAGAACTAGTTGAGTTTGGGCTTAGTCTTATAAAAACACTTGGAGACTTAGCAAAGTTTTACAACAAATATGATTGGATAATTAAACTTGCATTTTCAATGCTTGCACTTGGCAAAGCATTTAAGATAGTTGGCAAGGTTGCTGATCCAATTTCTAAGGTATTTAGAGGACTTTCTAAGGGTACAACTACATTAAGAGAGGCTTTTGCAAATCTTGGACGAATGCTTACCTCTGTATCAGCCAAAGATAGTTCATTTGCTGGTCTTTATACTATTCTTAGTAGAATTGCTAAAGTAATTGGATCAATTGCTGGAGGATTTGTTCTTGTAGGTACAGCAGGAATTACAGCAAGTAATACATTAAAAGAATTATTTAATATTGATAATTGGCCTTGGGAAAAAGATGTTGCAAAAATAGGCAAAGCAGTAGCAAAGGTAACTGCTCCAGCAAAACCTGGAGAAGGACCGTTTGCAAAGACAATCAAGGAAGCAAACGATGCAGCAAAGAAGGCAAAACTATTAGCAGACGCAAGAGCAAAAGCAGCAGCCCAGGCAGCCAAAGATGCAGCCAAGGAAGCAGCAGATGCTGCAAAGCAGGGTAGAATTGATGCCAGCGTATTAAGAATTAAAAAACAATTAAACATTACTAAGGACAGTGCTTTAGACAAAGAAACTGACATTATTCAGTTAGCAGCAGCAGAAGCATTGTTAAAGAAGCAAGGCGTAATTGCTAAAGAAGAAATGGCTAAACTTGAAAGACTAAAGGAAGAAAACTTCCTATTAGACGCAAGAGATGTTCTAGCAAAGAGATATTTAGATATTCAGAAGGTGCTTGCTGACCAAAAACTTGAGACAAAAGAAATTGAAGAATTGTCCAAGAAATGGGGAATATCTAGTGCTGCTGTAATTTCATATATCCACCTTGTAAAGTCTGTAGAAGACCAGGTAATTAGCACTGAAGAAATCAAGACTCTTGCTAGTTTGTGGAATACAAGCGAATATGAAGCACAGAAATTCCTTGAAACATACATGCGTATTCAAGATGGTCTTTTAGACTCAAATGAAGTCTTTGATTTAATAAAGAAGGGATTCTTTGAGACTGAAAAAGAAGCAAGAATCTATGCAGATATTGTTGCTACTGTTCATGACGGAATTGCTAATGATGCAGACTTCCAAAAAGTAGCAGACAAATGGGAAATAACTAAAGCACAGGTTAATGCGTACCTTAAAGCCATGGGTGCAGACTTTGATTACGAGGGAACTTTTATAGATCCAGTAACTTTGTTAGAAACACAGTGGCAAAAGGCAGCAAAAGCATTACAAGATTACTTAGATAAACTAAATAGTGCCAAGACATTTGATTACAATAAACTTAATCCACCAGGTACTCCAGTAGTTCCTCCAGTTGTAGTTCCAAAGGCTGGTGATCCTGCACTAGGTGGATCTAAAACAGACTCAGCAGCAGCAGTAGCAGCAGCAGAAGCAGCGTCTAGGGCTGCAGCAGCAGCCTATGCACTAGCAAAGTCAAAAGGAAATATGGATGCAGCAGCAATCGCTGCAGCAGGAGTTAATCCAAGTGCTTTAGCATCACAAGAGTCTGGAGCAATAGGTGCAGCATCTATAGCAGCACAACTAAGAGCAGCAGAAACAGCACAAGCAATACAAGATAATATTACAAAACTTTCTAGATTTAGAGAAAAAGAAGCAGCAGATCTAGCAGCCTCTCTTGCAGCATCATCACAATTAGATTATGATGAAAGATCTAAGTTTAGATCAATGACTATGGCCAATGCATCAAGTATTGGTGGTTCTGGAGGCAATGCTGGAACTCAAAACATCTATCTAAATGTTCAAGGAACAGTAGTTACTAAAGATGACTTGGTTCAAGATATTAGAACTGGACTACTTGCTGCTCAGCAAAATGGCCAGGGATTAACATTGCAGGCAGTGTAATATGTCAAAACCAAGATTAGGCGTATCAATTAACTTTGAGGATGGTCCAGCATTTGGAAATCCACTAATATTGAACGATATTCTGACACCTCTTGATATAGGTATTCTTGCAGATGCTCCATCAGATATTGTTGACATTTC